ATCATAAACCACTTTACCATAATATTCTGTATCACCACTTTCTAAATAATCAGCGTCTACCATATAGGTTTCAACACCATCTTTTGTTTCTGTAATTTCGTGGTTAATCTGTGAGTGGTCTATACCACATTCACCAAATAATTTATCGGCTTCGTCTTTATCATCTGCCAATACTTCTTGTTCAATACATAAAGTATAATAAGTTTTCTTTCTGTATAGGTTTTTACCTACATCTTTATCTGTAAACATCACATTTGTATCAATTGTCATAATATAGTCCTTCTTGTTATTTGTTATCTTCACTACTCATTAATAATATAACATAGTGTACAGCTTTAAGCAAGTCTTTTCTATTTCTACCTGCTTTTTTACCGTATCTACATAGATATTTAATTGCGTTGGCGTGACAAAAATCTTTATCAATACCAAGTTGTCTTAACATATCTTGTACTTGAAAACCATCTTTAGTGGTACTATAGTGTTCACCATAAGTTGATTTTATGTAATCTGATATTTCTTTTATTATTTTATCTTCATTATATTTCATTAACTTGCCTTTCTGTTAAGGTTTTTGTATGTATAATTTTCTGTTAGGTTTGGTGCAAAATCATATTTAAAGAATTGTCTGCCATTATATAATTGGCCATAATCATTAAATAATGAATTATCTCTATATGCTAGATCACCAAAAACATCTTCATATGTTTGATAATATTCATCACCAGTTATTACTTCAACTTTTGTACTACCAACAAAATTGGTAGCAGACTCATTGTAATTTTTATCACAGAATTTTTTAATCTTATCTCTATTTTTTAATAGTAAATTTAAATATTTTAATGGTACATTTCTGAATATAGTAGAATATGAGTAAAAGAATTGGTCATATTTTTCATCAGAATCTTGGTATTCTCTACCGTAAACTAAATGTATTGTATTATTTTTTGTCAACATATTATATAATTGCTTCAACCTTTGCGTCTTCTTTAGCATAAAATAGATGGTCACCTACATTGTTTTCATCAATATCAACTAGTTCTAAATTGTCTATTCCTAATATAGCTTTAGTAGCCACATCTTCACTAATTAGACCAGCAATATATTTGTAAGTAATATCATCTACTTTTTTTTCAATTTCATTCATAAAGTAAGTTTTAGTTTTTGACATAGTGTTTTTCTCCTTTGTTATAGTTTAATAATATCATAGTTTTTAATCATTGTCAAGTAAAAAATTTTGTAGAAAACGGTTGAAGTATATCAGAACAAAAAAAAGGAAACATAAAATTAAATCAACCGTTTTCATACTATTATAATATCAGGAATAAACTATAAGTCAATAGCTTATTTTGCGTTGATTTTACTAGGTTTTTTGAGGTAAATGTTCTTATTTTGTTCTATTTTATTACTTCCACAGGTCAATTACCCACGATTCTTTCGAATCACTAGGATTAGGACTACCGTGAAATACACACACTTTGGCATTAGGGTCTTGTTCAAATGTCCATTTTGTACTATGAAATCTCTCGCCCTTTCTATCGAACCATTTATATGATTGCGTCCACGAATCAGGAAACGAGATTGTATCTTTATGTTTTTTAACTAAATCAGATATTATATTTTGATCGCCGTGATGTTTTTTAAAGTCACTTCTTTTTTTCATATATTCTTCCCATATCAATTCACTTGCAGTTGAATTGTTAAACTTCATTATACTAGAATTAAATATTCCTGTTGTAGGATTAAAATCATTCATACCCACAAAATTATGATCTTTTCCGTGTGTTAAAAAACAATCTATGTTTTTCATTATTACAACATCTAAATCCATATACAATGTATTGCCTTCAAGTTTACTATCAGGACTAAACAATTGTAATTTATTAAACCATCCCTCAAAGTCGTGTCTTTTAAATTGACGCCATTCTATGTCTTTGGTTTTAAATTCTTTTCTTCTATGAATAACTGTACTATCTGTAAAACAAATAAACTTATGTGGTAAAGTAAGATTTCTCTTTACCATATTATAAAGGACTTCTACATACTTAAAAATATATTTGTCACCATAATATACACAAGCAAAATTTGTCATCTCTTTAATTGTTCTTGTAAAGTATCGTATGCAATACCTGTTTCTATTTCTTTTATTGTAAATTGATTTTCAACTACATACTTTAACCATTCATCAATGGTTTTTCTTCCTGGTTTTAAAGGTTTCTCTATATATTTAGGTTCACGTGAGGAAACAGGTGCCGCAATATTTTTACCAGCGCAAATCACAGGTACTCTATTTAAGATTGCATCAATAGATGATAAACTCATAGTAGTGACTAAACAATGACAATCTTTTAAATCATCTTTTATATCTGTGTTCCACCATTGATTATTAGGTCTAGGTTTATTTCTTAATCGTATTTCTCTATTTGTATGTTTTTTAAGTTCTGTTGTAACTGCTTCTATCCATTGATCTTGTGTAATCCCATGCATATGAAAAGTTACTGTAGGTGATGATGGACATAATAATATATGTTTCGTTTCTCCTGTGTACCAACCTTTAAATTCTACATCAATACCTTTATTTTCTAATTCTCTCAATCTTTGTCCATTACCCACTTTACCTTTTGTTGTATGAATACTTCCTTGTATAATTCTAAAATATGTCTTATCAAAGTCGTGTATTTTTGGTTCTGGATAGCGTGTGATCTGTTGCGTTAAATATCCAACATCTACATACCACCATTCTTCTTTTTTTTCTTCACATTTTCTAATTTCTTCTATATTATTTCCACCTAGACCCCAAAAAAAGTGTATAGGTTTATCTTCATCTTTCCAACCTTTTTTAATCGCAGGCCAGATTTGATGTGATAAACATTTATCCCAAGCAAGTTCGTGTGTTATAATCATATTGTAAATAAGAAATCACCATCTGTAATATGTGGTATCTTTTGTGCTTCTAAAGCTTCATTTATATTATTAACTTGTTTTAAACCCTTTGCTCTTACATTATAAAAACATTTATAGTTTCTACTAAAAAAGAAATCAAATGTAGTTTCTACAGGATACTTGTTAAACTTGTCATAGACTTCAACCATACAAGTAGGTTTGTATTCTTTTATAATATCAACAGCGCCATTTAATACGTCTAACTCTACACCCTCTACATCTATTTTCATAAAACCAATATTGTCTAATTTAAAATTATCTAACTTAATTGTTTCAACTTCTATCTTTTGTCCATTTACTAAATTTTGAAAACTAGAGTTGGATAACCTTTTATCATCTACATAAAATTCTGACTTACCATCAAAATCACTTACTGCTAAATTATAACAATTAATATTTTTAATTCTTTGTCCAACAAGTTCTAACTGTTTATAAACAGGAGGAACTGCTTCAAACGCATAAACTTCTTTAGAGTTTTGAGCAAAGAAACTAGTGTACATACCTGTCGCTGCCCCTACATCAATAGCATTTTTTTCTTTTGACAAATATATTTTTGTTTGACCTAACATAAATTCTTTTATATGTAAGTCTAGTATTTGTTGTTTAAAAACTCTTTTTTGTATAACGTTTTCACTTAAATTTAAAGTCATTTCATTAATATTTGTAAAGCAATTCTATTACCTTTATTACAAATTCCTCCTCTATGCATACCCGCTGGATCAAAGATACATAAATTACCTTTATCACTTGTAAATATAGTTTGTTTATCTAATACCATTTGTTGTTGTGGATCGCTGTCTAATAATACTCTACCAAAGTTGTGTGATATTCTTAATTTTTTAGGTAATTGAAAAACAACAGCTCTTGATTCTGGATTGTGACAATAACTTCCAGTAGATATTGCACGTCCAAATATATTTTGTAAATCATCATAAATCCATCTATTTGATTTTTCTACGTAACTAAATGGTCCATCATCTTCTGTTATATTATTTAAATACAACATAGCTTTAATAACATCTTCTTTTGGGTCTATATGATAGTTAGTCGTTCTTGTAATTGTATTACAATCATATAAAAATTGTTTCCAATTTTCATCTGTTGGTGTAGCAATATGTAAAACAACATTCTTAACTTGTAATGGATTATTTTTATTATACTTTGTGGCTCCTTGTAATACACCAAGTCTTTGAAACAAATCGTTTATCATTTTGACATATTCAGAATCTAATTGTTTTGCTCTATCAAATTTACCTGGTGGTGGTCTCCAATCAGGTTGTTCTAATAAGGTATCTATTTCTTGTTTTAGTTTTTGATTTAATTCTTTTGTGTCAACACTTAAATATGATATACCATTTTCAAATAAATCATCATAAACTTTGTTAGGTGGTAAACTATTTGGTTTTCTATTGTTCTTAAAGTTATTATAGAAGTTAAACATATAGTTTATTTTTTCAAATAGTTTTTTATCTTCTATTTTCATATAACTTTTATAACCGTTTTCAAACATATTTAAATCTTTTTTCTGTACTGCCTCATATAACATAGTTAAGTCACCATTCCCCATATATCTTTTTTCATTTTTTACATCTGGAAAATCAGCAATATCGGGAAATATAAAACCGTGATCTTTTATTGGATTATCAAAGCGCATGGTAATCAAACCTCCTACATAGTTCTTGTTCAGAATCTGTTATTAATCTTTTTAATTGATCGTAGGTCATACTTTCATTAATAGATACAGGTTTACCTTTTTGTTTATTATTGGCGCCGTGTACATAAATGTTTTCTCTTATACCTTTTTCATCAAAATCTTCATTGTTTTGTTTTAATATTATAATTAAACTTTCAGGTAAATCTTCCATTTTACCATATTGTACATTATTATACTTACCAAGATAATGTTGATAATAATCCCATACATAGTTTTTACCTTTTAATACATTTTCAACAAACGTATTATAATCTTTTGATTGACACTCTTGTTCCATTCTTATATCTGGATGCCAGTTCCAATCACTTCCGTGAGCTTTCTTTTTACTTCTATGTGTCCAAAGACTATGTGTAAATGTTGCTGGGTGTCTTATGAAACCAAAGACTTGTTTATTAGTATCTGGCGTTGCGTGACTTTCATAAATGTCATCACCTACAATTTTACAATTTGATACAAACTTTTTTAACATTTGTTTAACTGTTCTTCCACCACATTTTGGAACGTGGATAAAC